TACTGTCAATAAGAGCTTGAAGTTTTTCTGCCTTTTCTTTTTCGGTATCTAAGTGTACATCATTCTTTATGACTTTTTCAAGTTTCAAAGTTGCAATTCTTTCGTTTGGTACATATCTCCAAAGATATCCTTTATCAGAATAAACACCAAAAACAGTTTCAGACATTCCAACACTCACGATTATTGCATCTACACCATCTAATATTACATGGTCGCCTGCATTAAATGCTTTGTTCATTTTAAACTTCATACCTTTTGCAATACCAGTCGCCATATCCTTTACCCAGATTGCAACAATTAAACTAATAAGTATTCCAATCCACGGCAATAGAAAGTCTGTTATTTGCATAGTTTGTTCATCAAGCATTCTTTTTTCCTTTTAACATTTTTTGTAGTTCAGCAGTTGAACCTACAAATAATGCATTAGTTACATTTTTTGGAGCATTGTTGGGAACGTCTTTTAACTTTTTCATCTTTTCTTGTAAATCACCAAGTTTTTCTGTAACCTCTGCAACTGTTTTAATTAATTGTCCAGCCACTTCGTATGTTCTTGGGTGTTCACTTTCTCTTGCAAGGTCTAGGATACCATCTATTGCATCTTGTCCTCGTTCTACAAGACTGTAAAAGTTTTGTCTTTGATACGCATAGTCTTTGTCAATATCGTCATTGCCAACAGGAACTACTACTGGTTCTTTTTTGACAACTGGATTAGTAACTTCTTCAACAACACCAAGAGTTTCATTAATAATATCTGTAGAGTCTTTCACTACTCATCACTTCCTGTTTCTTTATTATAAGTTTTAGCATCTGTAAAGAAAGATGTTGTTTCGTTAAATCCAAAATCATCATCTGCGTCAGCAGTTGCTGGTGATGGTGTAACAGTATACCTTTGTTCACGTTTAGGTGATTGATCTGGTAAATCTGTGTACTGGTCAACTTGAACAGTCTTAATAACACTTGAAGATGTAACAGGGCCATACATATAAAATTTTGCAGTAAATGCTAATGTGTATATGATTGCACGTCTTTCTGCAAAGTCACCTTGATAATTATCTTCATAACTTACATCATTAAGAATAATAGGAACATCTCTTTTAATACCCATATCAGCCATATCATTAATTGTTAATGTATAGTCTGGTTGAAAATATGGTAGTATTTGTTCTACAATTTGTAATGCGTCATCTGAATTTTTTGCCATTGCATATAGTGTAAAATTTATATTATATGGTACTGGCATATATTGTGTATCTAATTTATTTGAATCATCTGTTGAAGATTTTACTTTTCTAAATTTCTGTACACGATTTAATTTTCTTGTAGGGTCATAAGTAATCCCTGTCATTTCAAAACCTAATCGTGGTAATGTAACTGCGACCTTTGCTCCAAGAGAAGGATCAGCATTTAATCTTGCAAGGAACTTTTGTTGCGGCCCGTATGCAAGGGGTACTTTCATAGACTGAACTATAGTTCCAGCACTATTTTTTCTTACTATTTGAATATTGTTGAATAGTGTTCCAAATGAAACAACTATCTTTCTCATTGTCTCATGATAGAATTGTTGTCCTAACATTATGTGCCTCCAGCATCACCAAACGGATTACTCTCCGAAAAGTCTAATATATCATCATCTAATGAATCAAATAATTCATTTTGAGCAGTAGTATCTGTACTCATATCTCCTACTATATAGTCCTCCTGAATTAAATATTCTGGATTACCAGTATCAGCTGCGTTTTCAAGAAGTATATTTGTACCTATAGAACTATCGTCATCTTCACTTGTGATATTATCACCATCTGTTTCTTCTAATAACAATCCAGCATCTGCTACACCCCACTCTAATCTTATGTCTTCATTTTGAGTTGTTGATTGTTCTAATGTGAATTGATATTCTGTAGTATCTGTACTTAAATCGTCCTCTATTGCATCTATTGCTGCAATACCAGTACTAATAACCTCTTGACTATATTCGTATTGTTTACATCTTAATTTGTAGACTGGGTTATTATCTAATTGATGAAATGGTTCATCATGGTCTACAAAACTTACTTCAAAAACTTTTGTTAATACTGGGTGATAAACTAAATCACCCTCTAATGGTCTGTCTGCATCTGTAGCTGCAGTATCTTGTATGATGTAGAAACTACCATCACCACTTACAGTTGTTAAATTAGAAGAATTTCCTGTCTGGTCTATTGTTGCAGTTTCTAGTAATATACTACCACCAGTCGTATCCGTACCAGATTCTATTTGAACCTGTCTATCTAAATCTTGAAATCTTTCTTTGGAAACCACAAAGGTAATCTCATTACGATTTTCTAAACCAAACTGAGTCATTATTTCTTTGTCGCCTGCATAACCCTCACCATCTTCAACATACATCTCAATTGGGTGTTGTGTGTTGAATTGATTTAAGGTATCCTCACCAAACAAAGTATCTTCGTTAACAGATTGTCTATCCATATAATAGACATCATGTCCGTATATCTGAATTGCTTCTTTAATCAAGTTTTGATAAAGAGTTCTTTCAGTTGCGATTGAAGATAAATTACTTGTATGAAATGCAGTATTTATAGCCATTGGTTATCCTTTTATCATTAAGTCTGGGTATTGCATTTGGTCTATCTTTTCTTCTATCTTTTGAACTTCTTCTATTGCTTGTGTGTAGATAGTTTCCCCATTCATAGTGACACCACCTAACATTGCAACACCACCAAACTTAGAAAGGTTTGCACCCCATTGTTGTTTGATGAGAGCTGTCGTGTATCTTTTTAGATGGATATCATCATACATATCTGTGTATGAAGTTGGGTCTATCTTTCTATAACATTCTATGAGTATGTACTCACCAACATTTATACCTTCCCAATCCATATCTAAGTATAAACGATTTTGATGTTCATTGAAACGAATAGGAACTTCACCTACTAATATGTGAGATAGGTGGTCTAATTGTTGCATAGTCATTTCATACTGTATAATAGAAGTAGAACTAAAATCATATAGGTCATTTAATCGTAATTGATATCGTATATCAAACATATTGTTTGTTGATGAATCATCAAACGGAAAAATTTGCAATACGGAAACAACAGAAGAAGGCATAGGAATATAATTCTTACCCTCTGAAAAAGATGCAGTCACAGAACTGTCTATCGTATCAGTTGCAGAAGTCGTTGCATTAGACCTAGCTCTATCTATATCATCTTGTGTTATTGCATATTTAAGATACATTTTTTCTACACCATCATAGTGATAATGTGAGAAGTATTGTAGTGCCTCATCAATTCTATCATCTACTTGGTCATCTGATACATTGATATCTATTACACCATATCCTAATGCTCTTAGACAATAACTCTTTAATGTTGCCTTTGTATTTGGAACTGCCATGTTACTTCCTTTTTAATACTATTTATAATAACTTAACCTAGTGCAACCGATATTGCAGTCGCATCTGCTAAGGCAGCTACGGCAGTTGTCTTTGTATCTAATTGTGTTTGAATTGCACTAGTAACACCGTCAACATAGTTTAATTCTGTTGCTGATGCTGTTACATTTGTTCCACCAATATCTAATGTAGTCATTGAAACTTCACCATCTACTGTTAATAGACCATCTGCTACTGTCATTAAGTCAGTATCATCTGTATGTCCTATTGTTGTTCCATTGATTGCAACATTATCAACTGTAAGTGTAGTCAAAGTTCCAAGACTTGTTATGTTTGTTTGAGCTGCAGTTGTAACTGTAGCTGCAGTACCAGAAGTATTTCCTGTTACATCACCAGTTATATCACCAACAAATGCTGTTGATGTAATACTAGTTGCACCAGTAACTACTCCAGCATCTATACTAATTGTACCATCTAATAAAATTGCTGAACCAGAAGCAGGCTCAATGTTTATTGCAGCTCCAGAATCTAAAGTTAATACACCTGCTGAATCAATATCTACTGTGCCATCTGCTGTTATTTGAATATTAGCGGCAGCGGCAGCTGTATCTGTTGTTTCTAGAGTTAATGCTCCATTTGTTGCAACAGTAAGTACAGCAGTATCATCTGTTGAACCTGTCATGGTTACAACTTTACCATTTATAGTAACATCATCAGCAACTAAAGAACCACCAGTAATAGCACCTGTAGAAGTGATGGTAGATGAACCAGTATCAATAGTACCAAACCCAGAAGTTATAGAACCAGAGTTTAAAGCACCTGTTGTAACAATACTGGAACTTCCAGCAATTACTCCGTATATTGAACCTATTGCTGTTCCACCTATTGTTAATGCATTTGTTTCTAATGTTCCATCTACATCAACATCACCAGAAATATCTAAATCTGCCATAACAGCAGTTCCAGTTATAGTTGGTGCTGTAAGAGTTTTGTTTGATAATGTTTGTGCAAGGTCTAGTATTGCAAGTGTACCAGTTGCATTTGGTATAGTTATTGTTCTATCTGCTGTTGGGTCTGTAACAGTTAGAGTTGTTTCATATGAATCATCAGTCGCACCTTCAAATACAAATGAACTAACAACATTTATTGTTGCAGAATCAATTGTAGTTGTTGTACCTTGAACTGTTAGATTACCACCAACGGTAACATTTCTAAATCCAGTTATATCTTTATTTGAATCTACAATTACTGCTTTACTTGCAGCCACAGTTCCAGCAGTTATCCCATCAATAGCTGCAAGTTCACTAGCAGCAAGAGAAGCACCATCAACAACTAATGTAGAACCACCAAGATATAAGTTTCTCCATTGTTTTGATGCAGAACCTAAATCATAGGTATCATCAGCTGATGGTATTATACTTGTTGAGATGGATTGAAAATTACCACCTTCTATTTTTTTAGAGGTTGAATTGTATTGTAAAAATCTGCCATCAACCTTTACAGAATCTCTATTAACATCATCTAAGAACTCTAAACGAACTTCACCACCCCCAGCACCAGACATTTTTGATGATGCAATTTGTTGACTAACAAGTGACCTAAAGTTATCAAACTCTTGTCTTATTGTACCGATTTCAGATAATTGTTCTTTAACTTCTGTCTTAGATTCCATATCATCTAAGTTAGCAATAACATTAGTGATAAGTTCTTGTGTTGCTTCAACAGTTTGTTCTTTAGTTGGTAATGTTCTTTGTTTAACTTCTGTAAGTGCTTTTACCATATCCATTGGTGTATTTTTAGCAATCTCAACTAAACTAGATTTTTCAATAACTAATGGTGGTATCTCTACAATTTCTTTTTCTTCTACGACTTCTGGTTTTATAACATCTAAGTCATGGTCAACTAAAGTTGAGAATAAATTTTGAAGAGCTTTTAATTTATTATTTTCTTGTTCTTTAGTAATAACTTGTGGGTAGATATCTTCGACTTGTAATTTTAATGCATCTGTATCTTTAACTTCTGGTGGTGCATCAAGAATAGCACCAAAGGAAGACATTAGACCAGCAAATGCACCTAGTTTATCTTCATCTTCTGTTGATAATGATTTTGTTTCTATTATAGGTTCTTCAACAACTATATCAGCAATTTCAATAAGTTTAGGTTCTTCTATTTTGATTTCTTTTTTTGGAATTTTGGGAGTTTCGTCAATGACTTTTACAACTTCTTGTACAGACGTAAGAAAACTATCAAGTTCTTTTACTTGGGATTCAGTCTTAATTTTGTTTTCTTTATTTTCTTTTTTTGCGTATTTAGCTGCATCTTCAAGTTCTTGAAACAAGTTTGCTAAATCTGATTTAGTCGCAAGATTTACGTCTGACATGACAATCCCCTTTTTACTATTTATATAAAGAGATTATCCTATACCTTATATGCCAAGTCTAATGTACCAGGCCACTCTACACCAACAGCAGGTTTTCCTAATGAGGTGAATGTATGTGCAGTACCAGCATCAGCAACACCTGTTAATGAAACAACTGCTTCATCACCAAAACTACTTGGTGTAAGAGATAATTTGAATTTATTTGTAGTCTTACCAATAATATAATAATCTTGTCCACTTACAAGACCCTTAATCGGTTTGTCTGCACTAGCTTGTGCATCATCATATTTTACTATTTCGTCATTTAAATAACCATGACCATTTGATGTAATAGTATTGTTTGATGAACTTACAACATCTGTATCTGTTCCATCAACTTCTAATGCAGTTCCCTCTGAAGCACCACCAGTAGTTACATATAAGGTTGCAAGTGCATCCACATCACTCGCACCTGCTATTGCAGATTTAACGGCGGCATACACAGTTCTTACTGCTGTTCTGTATGCAGTTATCTTAGCAGGAATTGCAGTACTTGCTTCTGCTTTACGAACTACATACCAATCTGTTGGTGTAAGTAAACCATTAGAACGAGTTTTTATTGTTGATGTGTGTAATTCTTGTACAACGGATAATGTTTTTGCAGAACTTCCATGTGTAACAACAACTGTTCCAGCGTCTGCATCATATACTGGGTTGCTTGTAGTATTAGTATAATACCCACTATTTTTATGAGCACCAGTATAAGTAATCTCTATAATTCCAGCTGCAGTTAACTCAGAGTCAGTTGCAAGGTTCAACCACCTTCTAGGGTGTTGGTTTCCTGTTACTGGATGCACAAATGCATCAGCATTTCCAAAAGTTCTATTGATTGCCCCATCTACTATTAAAGCCCATGCCATATTATATCTCCTATTGTTCTATTTATAACTCTTTTACCTAGCAGTTGCATACTTAAAGGGATTGTCAGCCCAGGCCAAATAGATATAACTTTCTGCTACATTAGGGTCTGTTGCTATTCTACATTTAAAACCATTTGAAAGTAGGTCAACCATATCTGCTGTACCTTCTGCTGTAGTGGCTTCAACTAGTAATTCATCATTATCAACATTAAAACCTTCTCTTAGATTATCAAATATATGCCAAGAACTTGTTGAATCTATTGATTTGGTAATTAGCAGAGCTGGGGCAAAGCCGGTATTGACAAAAGTCCCGTCAGCATCTCCGTTGCCTTCGTATGTCCCAAATTTTGAAAAGCCCTCTTTGGATGCAAAAGCATATATAATAAAATTATCCCCAGATTCAAACCTAGTTTGGCTACCACCAGTAGTACCGCTTCTTTGGAATGTAATAAGCTCATCTGTAACAGCACTTAAAGTACCATTAGTTGATGCTGCTGGAGCAGCAGTAGTATTCCAATATGCATACTTACCAAAACCAGAAGTATGATGCCAAGAACCCCAATTATTATTATTACCATTACTATCTCTATCTTTCATAATTAAAAACTCAGGTTTTACTCCTAAATTATGTTCCATAGTAACATCACTACTTCCACCATCTCCAGCATATTGTATTATACTAATACCTCT